TAGATCACCAAAATCTGTAGTTATGGCTTTATATTGCGCCATAGTAACTGGTTTTTGATTATACGCTTCTAAGTTTGCATTATAAGCATTATAACCTGCGTTAGTAATAGCGTCTGAAAGTTTTTCCATATTTGTTTTTTCTTTAGCATTCAGACTACCAAAGTCAGGTAGTGATAAATCTGCAGCAGTCATTCCAACAGTATCAGCCAATGCCGCATAATCTGTTGGCTCTGGATCATATCCAACATTAGCCAGAGATAGGTTTTCTGGATCATATCCTATATTACTTAAAGTTAGGTTTTCATTTAAAGAGCTTAAACCTAAATCCGAACTAATTCCTAAATCTTCACTGGTACCTAAAGTTGTAGAAATTGGAGTACCATCAGGATTATAACCTAATACTCCTAAAGCGCCTGCGTAAGCTCCATCTTCAGTTAATCCAGCTCTTGCAGCTGCAAGTTCGTTGTATTGATAACCAGCCAGAAGGTTTTCTTCGTCATTTAAATTCCAATTGGTTTGTATATAACCTTGGTCTAACATTGCCTGTCTTTCACGTTCTTTTTCTCTTTCTGCAAGACCTTCATTATACGACGCTACATTAGCATCGTGTGCAGCGCCAGCAGCATCATTAAAACCACCATTCCCTGTATTACTATCACCTGAGCCTGTAGTATTACCTGTGCCTGAACTTGGGTCTGTATTTTGCGTAGATCCAAAAGAATCACCTCGACCCCAACCATTATAATTAGGTATATTTTGTATTTCTGGTCCAGTATTAGGTGGTGTTGTACCATGCATGTCTAAATTTTCTAATAATTTAGCTTCATCTGGAGTTATATAAGCTAGGTCAACTCTATGTTTACCTAAGCCAAAATGTTTTGGAACACCACTAACTTCAGGACCACGAGCAACTTTAGAAGGATCATTTTTACTATAAGATTTTCTTATGTCACTTAAACGTTCGTCTGTTGTACCACCGACAGCATAACTTTTTCGTATTTTTTTTGAGTGGGATCCAGGCATAACTAGTTTTTCATTTTAACGCTAGATTGCATTTGTTTTATGCCATCTTTTGCTAAAGAAACACTAGCTCTAAGCTTAGCATGTTGATCATCTTGTTCCAATTTGCTTTCAGCAATTTCACGTTGAGATAATAGTTTTAACGCGTCCATTTCAGCATCTGTTTCGCCTTCTTCACGTTTTCTATTCTCTTCTTGTGTCTTTAATCTTAGTTCATCGCTCTTTAATTTCAATAATGGATCAGTATCCATCGGATTTAGCACTTTTTGCTCTTCTTCAGCGTACTCTGCCATGGTTTCTGCCACTAAAATAGCTTTTCTAGACTCCATTTTCTGATTTAGGTCTTTCATTTTGTCTTGTTGCTGTTTTATTTGTGGATTTTGCATCATTTGTGCTTGTGCTTGCGGATTTTGGCCCATTTGTTGCATCATTTGCTGCATTTGTTGTTGCATTTCCTGCATTTCAACCATTTCGTCTCTAAATTCTAAGGCACTTTGCTCTTGTGCCATCAAATTTATGTGTTCTAAGATGTTTTTTTGCAAAGCACCTAAGACTTGTGGGTTATTTCGTACTGTAACGGTACCCATAAAACTTAAATGTGCCGCCATGTGTGCCTGATGGTCTTGACCTTCAAACGCTTTAAATTTACCAGCAGATAATGCTTGAATGTTTTCTTGTGCTGGATCCATTGGTGCTGCTTCTTCTGGTTTCTTTAAAATTAAATCAATATCTTTAATACCTAAAGCTTCGTACATATCTCTATACACTTGATATAGATCATGCATCTGTGGATTTGACATCGCCATTTGCATAGTTGTTTGGGCTACACTAATACGTTGCGTTTGTGAAAATATGTTTGGATCAGCAACTGGTACAATGTCTACTCTGTCATCAAAGTCTTGTACAAAGATTTGTTTCTCACCACCAACTACATCATACGGATATTCTTTTGGTAGGTAAGTTGAAAAACAAGTTGCTAATAACATGAACTCACATTTTAATGATTGATACAATCTTTTGTGAATCGCTGACATGACCCGCGATCCGCGTTCCAAGAGCGCAACTGTTGTGCCCACGGCTGCGGATTGATTGCCGTCACCAACTTGCATATCAGCAATGCTCGCGAACCGTTGACCGGCTTGAACTACTGTACCCATTAATTGTAGTAACGTTGCATCAGGACCTTTAAATGGTAATGGCATAAAGGCATCTTTAAGATTTCCACCAGGGGCGTCAACATCACGAAACTCGCCCGGCTGCAACGGTTGAGCTTCATCACGGACTCTAATACCACGCATCTTAAATCCAGAGGGAAGATTTGATAAAGTACCTGCATCAAGAAGTTGTCGCAACGCTGAGGTTGCAGTTCTTGATAGGCCACCTATCATGTGGATTAGACCAAAGCCATAAAAGCCTAGTCCTGGTAAAAATTTAAAATGTACAAAATAATCTTTCTTTTGTTTTAATGGATCTGTTGCTGCAAAGTTTCTACGAATAGATAAAACCTCAGAACTAGTTTCATCTAAGGTTACAATGTAAGGTAATCCTAAACCGGTTGGAAGACCTTCTTCATCAACATCTTCAAAACCAGCAAGATCTAAATTAACATGACACTCTAATAATGTGTGCACTTCTGCACGGTTAGGTGTTACCCCTTGTAGGTCGGCTTTCTTTTCAGAAATATCTGTTTCAATTAAACTTGCTTCAGAAATATCTATATCACGATAAAAACCTGATAATTGATATTTAATTAGTTCGTTGCCCGTGACCCGTAAACGGTGAATAATACATTCTGCTTCTTCTAAACTGGTTGCTTCATAGGGTACAAATAAATCTTCAGCCGGTACAAACTTTGATACACAACGACCAAGAATTGAATCATAATATATTTTTTTAAAAGTAGAACCAGACAATGGTAGATTAAATAACATCTGATCAAACTCAGGTTCGTACTCTTTCATCTGTACCATTAACTGGTAATTCATAAAGTCTTTAACACGTTGTGCTTGTTGTTTACTTTCTTTAGTTATTCTACCAACTACTTGAGTACTAACCGGACCTTGCGCCGGTAATAATTCTTTGTAAGCTAGTGCTTGAAATTGCGTAACTGCTTCAGCTAATACTGGGTGGGTAGCACCACTTGATCCTGCAAAAGGTTCTGATCTGTTTTCATATTTAAACCCAAGTAAGTCTAAACCCTTAGTATAAGTGTCAGCCCAATCTTTTCTAGAGCCTTTGTAGTTGTCAAAATTATCTAGCATCTCGTTAGCGACACCCTGTAGAATATCTTCTTCTAAAAACTCAGCTAAGTTTTCTTCGTGGCTCGCGGTCCCTTGTCCAACTAAAGCTTGCGGATCAAAATCAATCGTTGCACCACCATCTTCGTCTTCTGTGATTTCGATTGGTTGTTCCGGTATTTGTTGTGTTGGTTGTAAGTCTTGAGGTTTTACTTCAACCGTAGACCTAACAATATCTTCAGCGGTTGGTTTATTCTTTTCGTCAAATTCTATAGCCATTTAAGTTCCTTATCTTTTTTTAAACATTTGACCAATACCAGCTTGCATCGGTCCGCGTTGCGGGGGTACTGGACCGCCAACATTATAATCATCTCTTAGTACACCTGCATTAGTCATAATCTCTATCTGCTTGTCACGAGGCATTTCGATAAATAAATCAAATTCTTCTTGACTTAAACCTTCAGCAAATTGTTCTATAACTTCTTTAAAACTTGCATAACCACCCATATTAAAACCAACACGTCCGCCTTTAGCATATGGTATGTTAGCTTCATTAAATTCATTCACATCTTCTATTAATTGGATTTGAATTACTTCGGGTAAACTGTCAAATGGTTTACCATATCTTTCCATTGCCATGTTCTCTAACATGTCGCCTCTTTCAGCCATAGGATCAGGAGCTGATGCTAGTTGCGTAAAACCACCGGTAGTATAACCAACACGTCCGCCTTTAGCTTTATCTATTACTGTTTTTGCATCCATAGCATTATCAAACGCTTCAGTCATTGATCCTACTCCACGACTGTCAATTAACTCTTTACCTATTTGTTCAATCTCTTCTAAAAAAGTTAAAGTGTCATCACCCATGATTTGAGTATCAATATACGCTTTCATGTCTTCTGCTTCGTTAGCTAGACCTTTATAATTTCCGGCTTCATAGCCTTCCATCATTTTAACTTTAAGAGCTTTTTTTACGATTGAATCCGGTAAACCGGTTCGTTCACCAACAAACTTAATAGAACGTTCTATACCTTCTGGCATACCAACTACTGCATCACTATTACCTCTACCTGCAACTCCTTTTAAATTAGCTATTCCTTTAACATCACTAGGGTCTGACATACTTCGTGTTAGAGGTGCAGTAATATCAAGTTGTGCTGTTTGCGCTTCTCTTAATAAATCATCGCCGGACATAGTGTCTACTCGATCCAATGCTTTTGTTAAATTTGCATCATCTACTTTAGTAGAATCCATAAGATCATCTACTTTATTTAAATCTGTGGTTTCTTCTGATTTAAAAGCTGCAATAACTCTGTCAACTTCTTTTTCATTTAAACCTAGATTTCTAGCTGTTTTGTTAAGTTCTGCTGTGGTGGCTGGTTTGCCTTTGAATACTTTTCTTAAGAATTTTGTTATTCTCTCTAAAGCTGTTCCTGAATTTAATATACTCATTAGTAATATGTCCTCTGTTGTTGTGGTAATGGTTCATCCTCATAATCATCTGGATGTTCTATAAAACCACCTTGTCTAAATCTCATTACTGCTTGAGTCATACTATCCACAAGGTCATCATGCTCACCTAGTGGAAATGCAGCGCATTCCTCAATCACTTCTTCTGCAAACTTTGTGTCTGGTGCCCATATCATACCAGATTCAAACAAAGGTGCAACCGAGTTTATTCTAGTATGTTTATCATTTCCACGGCTTGGTGTAAAGTTAATAACTGGTATACCTAATTTTCTTAATTCATATGTTAAAGGTAATCCTGAAGCTTTGGCTTCAATAATAACTGTTTCTGGTTTCCAATAGTCATATTGTTCTTTGGCTTTCTTCCTTAGTTCTGGAAACTCATATCTATCTTTAACCATGTCTAATAAGATTAAATTAGGGGCGTCACCTTCGTTTGGACAAAATACACCCCATGTAGTTATAGCGCTATAATCGGCCGTTTCTTTTTTCATAAACGCTGTATCATAAGATTGTATAACATGTGTTAAAGGTGGGGGTTCCGGTTTATCGTACAGTTTCCACCAATCTCTTTTAATAATAGAGCCTTCTGCTGCAGTTGGGTTTTGCTGGTATTGTGCATTCCATTTTAGTATACTTACGGATGCTTTCACCGCTTCTAACTCTTCTAATTTCCAATAACCAGGCCAAACTGGTTCGCCTGAAGGTAAGATTGCAGGAAACTCTATTACTTCCCATTGGTCTGCCTTTGGCTCTGATTGTGCTTTTATCAATTTACCGGTCAGATCTGCCACGTTCCAACGAGTCATCACCACAATTATCCTGCCTCCAGGCTGCAGTCGTTGCCGAGGTCCAGAAGTATACCACTCATATACCCTGTCGTAAGATGCCATATTCATTGCGTCCTGCTCTGAATGTGGATCATCAATAATTAAAAGATCAGCACCACGACCGGTTATTGATCCGCCAACACCTGCTGCATAGTATTCTCCACCTTGGTCCGTTTCCCATTTTCCAGCAGCCTTTGAATCTTCTTTCAATCTAGTATTAAATATTTTTTTATATTCTTCCTGTTCCATAAGACCTTTGGCCTTACGACCAAATCGCACTGCAAGTTCGGCGTTGTTAGTTGCTTGGATTATTTTTAATTTAGGATTGTTACCAATCATCCATGCTGGCAAAAAGTTAGATGAAAATTCTGACTTAGTGTGACGTGGTGCCATGTTAATAATAACACGTTTTAAATCACCATTAGCAACACGGTTAAATTTTTCCGCCATAATTTTATGATGCTCGCCTTCAATAAATTCAGGCCAAAGATATTTTACAAAATCAAGAAAATTGTTTTTAATGTTTTGTTCTTTCTTTTTTTCTTCTAATTGCAAAGCTGTCTTTAAATACTCTTTTCTAGTATCAGGTGGTAACTGTTTTATTTGATCTGGTGTTAGCATTTGAAAAAAATTTTTAAAAAATTTTGCACTTACTCTTTTAGTAGTGAAAATGAAAATAGCACATATCTATTTACAAAACAAGGTATATAGGTGAAAGTTTGGGACCCCTTTTATATAAATCTTGGGTAGGGGGGGGGTGGGCCCGCAAGCGACAAGATTTGGCCAGGGACCCCTCGCCGAGCGAAGCGAGGCGACACAAGATGTAGTATGTATCAGAGTGAGACATACAAGATGTAGTAGGTTGTTCCAGTTTAGAATGCGTCTAATGTACAAAGAAAACTGTGGATAAAATTAAATTAGTTGTTGTATTTAATATGGGATTGTATATTATTTATTTATTAATTAACTAACAGAAAGAAGAAATCAAATGAGTAAAATAAATAATTGGTTAGTGCAAATGCAAGAAGACGCAGAACACATGACCTTAAATGAGTTCATGGCTGAACATGGCGAACTACAACAAGTCATTGATGTATGGACTTCTAAACAAATGGAAATGATTGAGGAAACTGTATAATGAATACAGCTCGTCAATTTGTGTTAGTAACAACTGGACTTATTTTAAGTCCAGTTGTTGCTGGGTATGTTAGCCCATTAATGGGGCTGGCATTATTTGCAATATGTGCAATGAAAATTGCATTAACATTCATGGAGGATTTATAGAATGTTTTTATTAATCAAATCTAGTAAATACGACAGCAAAATTATCACTGATGATTATGATGTTGAACTATGGGCTGAAGATAGAGCAGACATAGAAGAAATGAAAAGACTAAAAGAAATAGAAAGCAAAGTAAAAGGCTTAACTTTTAGAACTTTTAAAATAGTTGAGTTAGTTAATTAAATGCTTGACTGTTATGGGAATATATATATTATATTCCCATAACACATTAGAAAGGATAATTATGAGTAATATAGAATTAGGCGAATATCATCAGCCCTATACAGAGGAAGATGATTATAGCCTTGACGATATGACTAATGAGCTACAAGCTAGTCGTTGGTTTAAGATAACCTTTTATGCTGAAAAGCATAACACAATCATAACCCGCTTTGGTCGTTTCAGTGATGATAAGTGTAAGATATGGATAACCAAAAAAGGCAAGGTTGCTGTATGTTATGAACAGTTAGACAGCGATTATAATAGCATGGGTTTTCGAACAGCTACTAACATTGTTAATATTATGGGTAAATCAAAAGTATTACCCGAGGTACTGAACTAATGAGTTTCAGTTTATTAATGATAGTAATATCTTTAGGGCTACTAGTAATAGTAGCCTTAGGGGTAAGAGATATAATCAGAGTTATAAGAGGTGATGAATTATGAAAATGTATTGTAAGAATTGTGGCATTAAGTTCTATCCAAGCGACAAGAACTATGTCGGCTATCCCTATACTTGGAATCCACAAGCGCCAGCCCACACGCGCGTCTTTCATAGTCGCGGTTGCTGGGAAGAATGGACAGCAAAAAATATCACCGCATACTCTTTATGGTTGCAAGGTATGGGAAATAATGATACAACTAATGCAACTAATAACACCATATAGAAAGGATAAAATATGGCACGATTAAGAATGAATGACGAATATCGAAAGAAGATAATCAATCGATATATCTCACACGCAGAAAGTGAGGACACTTTAGAGAAACAAGCATACGATACTTGTAAGGAAGAAGTGAAAGAAAACTATGCGAAAGCCTTTGCACTTGCAAAAGAAGTAGTACAAAGGTCTTATCGCCCAGATGATGTTGAGTTATGTCAGATGTTAAAAGACAGATATGGCTCGGCAGTAGATGTAGTAGCAAAAGATAAATGCTTTTACTTCTCAATGGCTCAAGGTATGGATACCGAAGAAAATAGTTCTTATGGTCGCAACACCGAACATAGTGAGCATATAGACTTCGGTTTATTTGGTAGTACAGACAGCCGAAACTATGGTGATAGTGGTGAGAAATTTGCCTTTGCTTATTTTAGAGATGAGCTGAAAGCAAAAGGATTAAATCCCGATATCCACCCACAACAAAAAGATAATAATGATAACCCACACAAGTCGCAACATACTGACGCTTGTAGACAAGAATTAGGTTATTCTAATTATCACTCACATAACTCGGACAGAGATAATAACATTGGCTTAACTAATGAGTTCGATAGCCAATACTATCTTGACATTATCGGTACTAGCCATTGTCGTCATAGAACGATTGCGTGTGAGCCACATGAGTTTTCTGTGTTTCAAATGTTTAAGAAGAAGAAAGCACAGTTAATTTCTTCGCATGAAACTTGGATAAGCACTATCGAAGAACAACGCAAGGCTATGATGACAGGACTAAAAGCCTATCGTTTCTTAGACGAGGGTGTTGAGTTAATGAATGAACTAGGCGTACAATGTGATGAAAGTGATTTGATTACAGTTAATAGTACAGGTCTTTCTATGTACAATCCTACTAATCTTGCAGACATGGT